CGCACAGTGGATCCTAGGCATTTTTGTCTTTCACTTGAGGCGGAAACCTTTCACAAAATGTCTCTCTCCAAAGAGGTTCCCAGCTTTCGCTGGACTCAATCTCTGAGAAGAGAACTGAGTAGCTACACACAGCAAACCAAGACACTCGTCTTAAAGGATGCTAAAATGATAGCTGATAGCCTGGACTTCAATCAGGTGTCTCAGGTACAAAGAGTCCTCCGGAAAGCTAAGAGGAGCGATGCTGATCTAGACAAACTAAGGGATCTAAATCAAGAGGTGGACAAACTTATGGTTATGAAGAGTGTGCAAAAAAACACAATTCTTAAACTTGGAGACCTGGGGAAAGACGAGCTCATGGATCTAGCAACAGATCTGGAAAAATTGAAGCGGAAAATTGGTGACAGTGGCAGGGATGGTCCTCGCCCCTACATGGGAAACCTTACACAGTCACAACTAGACAAGAGGACACAAATTTTAAGGGTCCTGGGGTTCCAGCAGCAGACTGGGGTCAGTAGAGGAGTTGTTAGACTCTGGGATGTCTCCAACCCAGCTAAACTAAACAATCAGTTTGGGTCAATGCCAGCACTTACAATAGCCTGTATGACAGTTCAAGGAGGTGAAACCATGAATAATGTGGTGCAAGCTTTAACATCCCTTGGGCTTTTATACACAGTCAAATACCCGAATTTGGAGGATTTGGAAAAACTGACACAGGAGCACGACTGCCTCCAAATAATTACAAGGGATGAAAGTGCAGTGAACATCTCAGGCTACAACTTTAGCCTATCTGCAGCTGTGAAAGCAGGAGCCTCACTTATTGATGGAGGAAATATGCTGGAGACTATAAGAGTCACACCCAATAACTTCTCCTCCATAATAAAGGCCACTTTGACTGCCAAAAGAAAAGAGAACATGTTTGTCGACGAAAGACCTGGAAACAGAAATCCTTATGAGAATCTCCTTTACAAAGTTTGTCTCTCCGGAGAAGGTTGGCCCTACATAGGTTCAAGGTCACAAATCAACGGTAGGTCATGGGATAACACCAGTGTTGACCTTAACCCCAAGCCGGACCCTGGGCCCAGGGCGCCTGAGAAAAATGGGCAAAATTTAAGACTTAGCAACCTCACTGAAATGCAAGAAGCAGTCATCAAAGAGGCCATGCAAAAACTTGATCCGACAAACACCATCTGGATGGACATTGAAGGTCCACCTACAGACCCAGTAGAGCTAGCTGTTTTCCAACCTACAAGTGGCTACTATTTCCACTGTTTCAGGAAACCTCATGATGAAAAGGGGTTCAAAAATGGTAGCAGACATTCTCACGGTATTCTACTAAAGGATCTTGAGGACGCTCAACCTGGTCTCTTGAGCTACATCTTGGGTTTACTCCCTCAGAACATTGTCATCACGACGCAGGGTGCAGATGACATAAGAAAACTCTTGGATGTCCATGGAAGGAAAGACATTAAACTTGTGGATGTGAGGCTCACAAATGAGCAGTCAAGAATTTTTGAACAACAAGTGTGGGAAAGATACAACTCCTTATGCAGAGCTCACAATGGGGTCATTGTCCCTAAGAAAAAGAATAAGGAATCCAACATTCAAAAAGAGCCTCACTGTGCTCTTCTGGATTGCATCATGTTCCAATCAGTGCTAGATGGTCATCTTCCAGACACCAGCCTTAAGCCACTACTCCCCGACAACCTGGTGCATCAGGCCAAACCAGCATTCGTGATGTAGGCGTATGCCCTCCCAGCCCGCGGCTCTGCCGCGGGCTGGGAGGCGCCCCACCGACCCGGGCAAAGCCCGGGCCGGTGAGATTTGGGGATAGAGATTCAATGATGTTTATACCAAACTAAAGGCTTTTTTAGTCTCTTGAAGCGCCCGCAGTTACAGGCACCATGCCTGTTGAGTCTGTGGGGGAGTGGACAAGGCTCACCTGAGATGTGTCTGTGGGTTGGGAAACCCACTAGATGGAGGAAGAGTGTAGTCGTGTAGAAGACGGCACTCCAGAAACAGAGGTCCACAAGTGTCAGTGGGGTCCTCCCCTGTCTCTCTTGATATTCCTTGCTCAACATTTCCGAAATAAGGTGGTCACTTTCCAAAATCCACTCATTTCTAAAATCACTTTCATTAAGGTAGCTTCCGTTGTTGACCAACCAGCACTTTGGAAGGGAATGTTCTCCAGTTCTTGTGTGGTTTACATACCAGAATCTAGTATAGTTGCAGTAAGGAACTTTCAAAAGCTCCCTTAATCTATTCTTCATCAGTAGATTATCAGAGATGAGGCTGTTGACTGTTTTTGTCAACTGATTGACAGCCTCAATTGTGTTATTATTAAGTTTACTGATTGCATTTTTGTTGAAATCAAAGAGTTTGATCATATCACAGAATTCTGAATCATGCTTCAAATTGCATTTAGCCAATGCTGTGTTCCCAAAACACTTCAATTCAGAAGCAATCAACATCCACTTTTCTAGACAATAACCACCTGGCATGTCAACACCTGTTGAATCTGACAAAGACCAACTGAAGAAGGCTTTGAGTCCTCTCCCTGAGAATGAATTGCCCCCATTACTGGCTAGCAACCTTAATGAGTCAGTATGACTCATGACACACTGATTCGTCCATGTGGTATTCCTCATGGTAACGAATATCTTCGGGTCTTTCTCATTGTATGCAAATGGGCCAAATAGATGGGTCAACGCTGTCTTAATTTTGTTCTGATAATGGTCACCCTTATGACGCTGCGTCAGGTTTAATCGAAACTGAAACTCAGCATTTGTTTTCTTCTTTGGCTCGCAACAGATTACCGGATCTCTGCTAAAATCATGTTGTAGACCTCTCAGGACCCAGTCAAGAACCCAGTTGTATTCCTCGGAAGCTCCAGTGCATTCGGTGTAGTTTCCACTAACCACATGCCCATGTTCACACATAACTGTGCCAGTGTCGCCGTACTCAACTGAGAGTGCCAAACTGCTATTATGAGAGAGCCTAACCAAGTTATAGGTGTCATTCACCTTGCACAGAGCGGGTAACTCATGGAAAACACCCCCAATGGTCATGGTGAAAGACTCAAAGCTGGTGTGATACCCAATTCTAAAAGAGCATGACCTTCCTGCCAAGATTAAAAACATCAACAGCTGGAAGAGACCTGATTTCCAGAGATTCAGAACCCCCTTGACGATGGCCAGTAGGGTGACAACAGCCAAGGCTATATTCAGAGCTTCCTGAAAGAACACTGGTATCTCCTGAAAGAAGCTCACTAACTGGCCCATTGTTAAGAATCTCCAAGCAATGCGTCGTCAATGTCGCCTAGGATCCACTGTGCG